ATTGATTTATCAGTAGTATTAAACTCATTCAAATCAGTTGTCACGGTTTCACCCAAAACATCTTGAATAACATTTAGTTCCTCTTTAAATTTATAAAATATTGCAATCTTTGTGGTCGCAAATTGCGACTTTATAAAAAGTGCTTTAGAATTATCTAACACCATTGAATTACCACTTTCAAATTTAACTGTCCCTGAATACATTTGATGTAATTTACTCATCATTTTAGCTCCAGTATCAGCAATAATAACTTCAGTTTTGCCTTCAATTACATTATCATTTTTAAGTTTAGCAATCAAATCATAAGTGCTTTGTTTCATTTCCACAGTCAATATTTTTTCAATTACTTGAGATGTAAATCCTGCTTGTTTTTGTGTATAAGTAATAATATATGGCTCAATAAAACTTTGAATTAAATCTTGTTTAGCATTGGTATAATCTTTAACAACTGCATAACCTAAATACTTTTGTCCTATGTTTACAAAATGCAATGCCCATTGGTAAAAGTTTGCATATTGTTTAAATGGCGAATTATTACTAACCCAAAATTGATGATATACCTGGCTATATGATTCAGGATTCATTGTACCACTTAATGCAATGATTGGCAAATGTCCAAATTTTGATTTAAAATATTTAGTTCCTTCTGATGGCTTTGGAAATGCGCCATATTTATGGTGCTCATCACTTATAATTAAATCAAAATTACCTGTAACCTTATGTAAACTTTCAGCATTTATTACAGTCAAATTAAACTTAAATCCAAAATCATTGTAATCATTTTCAATAGATTTAATTGCTTTCTTTTTAGTTACAAATAAAACATTTTTTGCACCATATATGTGAGCTGTGTTTAATGCAATTGCAGTTTTACCTACTCTTACCTCAAGTGCTAAATAAACAAAACCTAAACGCTTTAGAATATTATTTGCATCTTTACTTATTGTAAACTGGTAATCTCTTAATACTTTCATATATCAAATTTTATTGGATTTTCGTATGATCCTTTAGGTTTATTTATTTCTAACCACAAATTATTATTAGACTTACCTTCTTTGTATTCATATTTATGAAATTCACAATAAGTCTTAATCCACCTGTTAAGTGTTTTCTTTTGTAACCATTTCTTTAAATCTGAATAATCATTAGTTAGAATATCAAACAATTCATTTTTAGGTAATCTAACATCAAATGGCAATGTATCAGTATTGGCCCATTCATAAAATTCAAAGCTTGTTTCTTTAATAAATTTCCTTATTTCTAAATTCTTAAAGTCATTTTTAATTAAACCATTTGCTAAATAATATTGAGTACATTGAATCATAAAATTATCAAATCTTGACCATTCTTGTTCGTTCCAATCATCAAATAATAAATGTCCAAATTCATCAACAGGAGTATATTTATTGCTAAAATAACTTGACATTTCAACTTCAAATTTCCTGCGCTCAAATGATCCACCAACACCACCTATTGTATAATTAGTTGTAATTAATATTTTAGGGCTTTTATTTATTGGAAGCTTGATTGCATCCTGTCCTTTATATTCTAAGGTAATTCCTTCAGTAATTAAACTAAATAAGCTCTCAAAACTAAAGTTCTTTTTAACATCATCAAAAATTAGTATTTGAGTATCAGTTGAAACAGTTTGATAAGGAAATGACTTTGTAAATTCAAATGTTTTACCATCAATACTTGCAACTTTTTTCATTTTACTTAATGCATTCCAAAATAAACCTTTACCACTCCCACCATTAGGATTGTCGCTTATAGTTTCATCATTAAATATTATTGCTTTATTATTTGCACTAGTCTTAAAGCTATGTAATAAATAACCGATAACTGATTTAAAACTATTATACTGCTGTATGTTTTTACCACTAATTAACCATAAAAACTTTCTAAATTCGCTTTCGTGATGATCAGATTGCTCATAAATTCTATTTATAACTTGTTTTTTCCAAACATATCCTTCAATATTTTCGTAACCAATAGTTTTTATTGAATCTTTTTTTATTTCAACTGCACAATTCTCATAATAGATATAGCAAGTATCAGATGTATCTTCTTTTATAGCCATTTCAGTTGATTCTAAGCAGGATAAAAAATCATTAGTAAAATACTTAGTTGTATTTGCCATCATATCATAAGGCAAAAATCCTATATCAGTTCTTTTTAATAATTCATTTAAAACAAAATCCTTTATTCTTTTATCATTTGTTTCCTCAACTAATCCTTTATGTTTTCTAATAAATGTATAAGTATTTGAATCAGTTGGAAAGTATTTACTAAAGTTTTTGCTTTGTAGCCAATATTTATATTGATGCGCACTTAAAACACATCTTCCATTTCTATCATAAGTCCAAAAGTCATCAGCAACATTATTTTCTTTAATTTCATTAATACTGGCTTCAATTTCACTTTTTTCAACTGTAGGAAATAATAATGCAATTTCTTTTAAACTTGTTCCTGCTTTTACTTGTTTTTCAATTCTTTGTTTTACATCTTTATCTTCAAAAAAACGTGTTTTAAAATCAGCTACATTCTTATAAGCAGAATTAATTAGTTTTTGTATTTCCTTATCATTTTTACCATTGCAAAATTGATTTAAAACGTGTTCGCATTCACTCTTATTAATTCCAAATGTATTAAATGCTGCAGCTAACTTAAATAGGTTATTATTCTTTTGGCCTTGAATAAAACCATATTTTTTCTCCCACCATTTCATTAAATACTCAATAATACGGTTATCTGATTTTATTGATATAAATGGTTTACTTGTTCCTATTTCATCTGATTCAGGTAATTCGCAATTAGTCCAAACCATTGAATCATTATTTTGAAACAAATTAGGATCATAGCTCTCAAAACAAAATCTATCTATATTTGAGCTAGAAACATCCCAATGCTCAGAATTAAAATGTAATCTTAAAGCATCAAAATATCCTTTGTGTTCGCCTTCAATTGGTATTTTAACTAATACCTTCACTCCAACATTTGAAGGGCTTATCCACGCTGCAAATATATAAGCATCTTCTTTTAAACTTTTTTTATAATCTAATGCTGCTTGTTTATTTTCAAAACCATCAAAATCAAGTATAATAAATCCCGACTTTTGGTCTAATCCTTTAATGCTTCTATTGGTAAAAGTTCCATTAAAACAAACACCAGGTAATTTTGATTTTAAAGATTTTTGTATCTCTTTATCATTAGTTGCTCTAATTTGTTCATTTAATTCTTTAGAAGCTCCATTTTTTATTCTATCTAAAGCAACTTGAATTGGTTTATTAAATGGTGAAGATGTATCTTTTACTGATTTAAAAAGTGATATTATCATTTTATTTATTTAATTAGGTAAGTGTAATCATTATACTAAAATTTATACTTACCTGCCCTTAAGTATTGATTTTATTGGTATCTAAGTCAAATTAGGTAAGTGTAATTGTAATTTTAGGAAAAAATTTTATTTTGCTTTTTTTATATTTTAGTAATTTTAAAATAATTTTTTGCCACTTTTTTGATTACACTTACCTGTTTTAGTTACCTAACTAGTCTTAAAGCACTTAATATTAGTGTAATACTTATTATTGTATTCCCTACTTTCAAGGTCAATATGAAAGGTTGCATACATACCTTCACCGCCTTTTTGAATATCTGACATAGCCTGTTTTTGAGCTTGTAACAATACTTTTTTAGGATATTGACCATCAGTTTCAATTAAAAACTCTTGATAACTAAACTTATCACTTATTTGTTTTACTTCCCAAATTTGAAGGATCTTACCTTTGATTTCCATTATTCGTATATTGATTTTAAAAATTTTCTTGCTTCGTTTATTCTTGTTTTTATAAATTCGTATTTTGTTGAATCCCTGCTAAATTGTTTAGCGTGCAATCTTTCACTTGCAGGAATTTCAATAAAACTTTTTATAGCTTTATCAGTTTTTACATCGCCACCCAATCCTTGCGTTTCAATAAGTCTATCAAATGTTGATTGAGTATAAACCATATTAGCAATAATTTGCACCTCTTCCCATTCCTCAATTTCACCTGCATAGTTTATTTCCTTAAATATGTTTAGATCGGGTGCATCTTCTAAAACATATACCAATTGAAATGTTGGCCTATCGTATAGCTCCATATAGCACTGACCTTGCCAATCATATAATTTATTATCACTTGTTTTAGATTCGTGAAATGTGAATAAATCCCAACTGTTTTTGATGTCAATTATACTATTACCTGTATCAATATCACATTCACCAGTAATAAACTCATTATAAACTCGTGTATCATTCTTTACATAATCCGTATCAAATAGTAAATTATAGCTTTCAATACCAGCATTTTCACAAGCAATACCCTTTTCAAGATATTTATTTGTAATTTCTTTGTATCTTCCATAACGCTTCTGCAAATACGTTTTAATTGCAATCTTCTCACCTGTTGCTCCAAGTCCAGTTTTACCACATAGGCCACCTACTGAGCTACTTCTAAATATTAAGTTATCTATCATATTATCTTATAAATTTTACCCTTACTGCATCCACCATAGAACCAAATGCAGCTACTTTAGTTACATATAGTGTAATTTCTTTACCAATCCATTGCTCAATAAATGGCGTTCCTGCTACTTTGGTAATTACCTTCATATTTTCTTTGTTCAGAATCATTGGCTTTTTAGCTCCTTTAAAATGGGCCAATATGCAATTTTTTGTTTCAAGCTTTTTACCGTTAAATAATTCAATATTTACATTCTCTATTTTTTCAATAGTTACTTTCAATTCTTGTCCTGGTTGAAAGTCATAACTGCCAATATATTTTGGATCAGTCATTTTTTTCCAATGTGTTAAATTTTCCATTTGTTTATTTGTTTTTTTGTTTCTGATAATTGGTGATTGTAAATAAAAATTTGTTTTCTATACTTATCAACTCGCAATAATATCTTTTTAGTAAGCATATTTTTCATTAATAATATTATTTCTTCTTCAAGTTCTTGAATTTGAGATAATAAAAATTTTTCGTTATGCTGTAAATCCGCTAATTCCATTGATTAGGTTGGCTAATTAAGTTAAGATTTAAAGTGATTGAGTAAAGCAACCATTGCGCTTGTTTTGTTTTTAGAATGTTGCGTTCATTTATTGCTATGTTGCGCAATCTGTTTATTCTATCATATCGGTTTCGTAGTGTGTCTATTCTGCTCATAATTTAACCTTTAAATGTTTCGTTATAATATTGTTCTGCGTTAACTAATTGAATATCTCCTTCATAATAAGCATCCATTATTTGTTGCTTCTCCATTTCTTTGGCTTGTTCTACTATTTCTTCCCATTTTGTAGAATGTAAATAATGTATGTTATCTACTAAATATTCAACTGCTGTTTGTTTGCTCATTCTTTATACCCTCCATCGGTATTGTAAAGTTCAGTTATTGTTTCGTTTAATGGTAAGCCTAAAGCATTCTTTATAGCATATACATAAGGTGTTTTACA